CTGGCGTGTTCGCACGCGGCGAAAACGTTGCATTCGCTAACCCGGGTGCTCAGCTTTATGCTAAGCCGGTCTTTGATATTAAGGCGCTCTATGGGCGCGTTCGTATCACAGGACTCGGCCGCGTGAAGACGGCTACCCAGGCAGGCTCCTTCCTTAAGGTGCTTGAGGGCGAGATCAATGGTATGAGAAACGACCTGAAGATGGACATTGCCCGTCAGTTGTACGGAGACGGTACCGCTCGTATTTCGAGTGGTTCCGCTGCTGCTGCTAACGTCATCGACATCCGGCCTATCGCCGGTGGTTCTACCAATACTGCTGAGCCGCTTCGTAAGGGCGAAATCTATATTGGTATGCAGATTGACGGAGGCACGGTTGCTGCTCCTACTACCCGGTTCGCTGATCGTGGAGTTTCGGACGTGTCTGTGTCTTTGGCACAGATTACGATTGACGGTGCTGCCGTCACGATGACTTCCGGTACGGACTTTATCTTCCGACAGGGTAACGCCGTTGCTGGTGTTTCGTATGAAATTGACGGACTCGGCAAGGTGCTACCTACGGCAGCCAATACCTTCGGTGGTATTGATGCTTCTGCGGCGGGTAACGGATGGTGGGACAACCAGCGGATTAACGCTGCGGGTGCTCTTACGCTTGATCTTATGACCCAGGCTATCAACTCGGTGACGGTTGCCGGTGGAGATACGTCTGGCATGATCTCAAGTCCGGGCATTCAGCGTGCGCTGTTTAACCTGCTTCAGCCCCAGGTGAGGTATGTTGAGCCTATGACTCTCCACGGAGGGTTTAAGGCACTCGACTACTTCGGAGCGCCCTTTATCGTGGATCGGCAGGCTCCCTTCGGCAAGGTGTTCTTCCTTGCGGAGAAGGAGCTCAAGATGTTCGATACAGGCGACTGGAACTGGCTGGACGAGGATGGCAACATCCTCAAGTGGGTTGTTGGGTTCGACGCTTGGGAAGCTGTGCTTGCCAAGTATTGTAACCTCGGCGCACAGCGGCGTAATACGCAGCTGCTCCTGTACGGCTTGACGGACGATCCTTCCGGGATCTAATCCTGGTGGATAATGGGGCGGTTTGGAGTAGGTTCGCTGTATGGCTTCCTACTCCCCGCCCCAGTCCCAAATAAGGAGAAGCATGGAACGCGAGACCGCACAGATTTGGACTCCCGCTGGACACCAAGACCGGGAGCTAATTGCTGCCCGTAAGGCGGCGCAGGAGTATGATTCAGACCTAGATTTTGGCTTTAACGAGAAGACGCAACAGTATTGTGTTTATCTTAAGGCCGGTTCAAATGACGCCAGTGGTCACGGTGATCTTCCCATCTTGGGATTTGTGCCCCCGAATCGGATCCCAGCCCCATTGGAGATCAAGAAGCGACTCTATTTGTCTGATGCCACAAGACGTGGGCATGAAATCATTGACGAATGGGATCGCCAGAACGAATTGCTAAAGAAAAAGAATGACCACTCGAATGCAGACGGCCAGTTGGCTGAAGCGATAGAATGGGGTTTCAGAAAGAAGGGGTCTGATAAGGCTCCTGTCAGAGTATTTATGCCAGGTGAGACGGGAGAAAAATAATGGCACAGCAAATTTTCGGCCTGCCAGACCCTAGGAATCTTGATGATGCAATTGGACGCAAGAAGCGTCAGTTGGTCAAGTATATTAAGGGCCGGGGTGGCGTAGGTAAAGACGCTCCCATCCGTGGGACTCAACCCTATCCTAAACCAAAGAGGAGATACTAATGTTTGTACCAGGAGATCCCACTGAACAGCGCAAGCGCGCCCTAATTGCCAAGTTGATGGGTAGAAGTGGTAAGGGTGGTGCTGGTGGTGGACTTAGAGTTGGGCGTCCTGCTGGCGCAGGATTTGGCCGTGGTTTGGGCTTTGGTGGGGGTGGAGGAAATGCAATGGGTCAGCGAGGCCAGGCACTTCCTCAGATGCTAGCTGGTTATGGTGGCGAAGGGCAGGGCTATGGGCAGGGTGCAATTGAAGCTCCCCAGTTCCAACCTCCCAATATTGGAGCTCAGCAATCATTCGCGGGCTCTTTCAGACCGCCACAACCGGAATATCAGGGTGGATCACTGGGTCTAACAGGCCCGTCTCAGCAGCATCTCGCTATGAATCCACTGATTCAGCAGTTGCTTCAGAGTTATGGTCAGCAGCCTCAGCCACAAATCCAGATGGGCCTTCGTAGGGCAATGTAATGGACGTTTCAGAGATTCTGTCGGAATTGGTGGATCACGGGTTTGAAGACACCAGCACCGAACGTAAGTTGGCAAAGATTAACGATGCCATCTGGGATATTGAATCTCGTGAACCGTGGCCTTTTTTGGAGAAGACGGTGGCCCTCAACTTTGACGGAGCTTCACCTGCTCCTACAAATATGCCCACCGACTTCAAGACGGCTCTTTGGCTATTTGACCTTACAAACGGGGTCTCTCTCTGGCCCGAGAGGTTGTCCACAATTCGAGATCGCTATGGAAACCAGATTTCTCTGGTCTCTGATCCTGCCAGTTATTATTTTGTGGCGGGACAGATCCGACTCTATCCGGTACCCCCGGTTTCGACAGGTCGGTTTCAGCTTGATTACATCGCTACCCAGGTGGAATTGACCGAAAATGATGTATCAACGTCCATCCTTCTACCTGCGAGACATCACCAGGCTATTGTTCTTGGTGCGCTCTTTCGTTTGTACAAGATGGAAGATGATCCGGAAAACGGGAACATGTTTCAGATTGACTTCGAGAACAAGATTCAGCAGATGCATGAGGATTTGTTCCGCAGACAGTATCAACGATCTGACCAAATCTTCGTCATTGACGAGGACGATATCTACGACTACTAAGGAGGCTTGATGGCTGCGTTGGAAGCACAGACGTTCGATGGCCTCCCAGAGGGTATGAATCTAGCACAGCCTGCTCACACACTCTCAGATGGTGAAGCAAGATATCTACAAGATGCTCTGCTTGATTATCCCGGACTAGTTCGGCGTAGAGGGCCTGTAAGGGGTGCATCCGGTTTCCCCACCTTCGCTAAAAAGGGCTGTGGAATTATTGGCACAATCACCCCGGCAGGTGGATATCGAGTTGGTGTGTTCGTGGGAGACAATGCAACGGGACAATTTCAGATGCTATCGGATGATTTTTCAACCGCTACAGCATTTACCTGGAACGGGTTTCTGCCTCAATCGCCTTACTATATTGTTGATGCTAAGCCAACTCTTCTTGGCGGTGCTACCCTTGGCACGTCTTCGCAATACAACTCCGCTTCACCTACCCAAACACTAGGATTCTGGCGGGGCGGGAACAAAGCAAACTACACCACGGGTACTCTTGCTATGACCCTTGGTTCTAGAACGCTTACTGGAACTGGCACCTCCTGGTTGGCAAATGTTTCTTCCGGCATGTACATCTTTGGTAATACCTCTGATGCAAGTAGAGGAAACTTTACTCAGACGTTGATTGGAGTAGTCAAGTCTGTGGATAGTGATACCTCTATCACCCTCCTAGACGTTGCGAACTACACCAGTACCGGCCAAGTCTATACTGCTACCTCCGTTAGAGGTTTTCAGTACAAGGTCGTTAAGGGTCGGATTACTACCGCCACATCTACCACCACTGTTACAGGAGCGAACACCAAGTTTGTTTCCCAGTCAATGGCAACAGGAACGTGGAATATTTATCGCGCCTCCGATATGGCGTGGGTGGGCAAGGTTACCACGGTCACTAATGAGATCAGCATTACTCTGGCTGCCAACTCCGCTCTTGCTCTGAACAACGAGAAGTTTGTTGCGCTCAGGGGTGATGGTGATTGGACACTTAGCACAATGGGTTCAGATAACAAAGTGGGATTCCTCAGTGCTTTCTATGCAGGGCGTCAGTGGTATGCTAATAACGGTCGCGCCCTTACTCGTACTTCGCGTGTATGGTTCTCCGATCCAGGGGATCCCGAGGGCCTCGATCTCAGTACCTACGATGGGGACTTCTTTGATGTATCCTCGTCCGTAGGGACAGATACACCCATTAAGGCGCTTATTCCGGCCTATAACGGGCTAATTGTCATCAAGGAGAACGAGACCTATGCAATCACCGGTTCCACGGCGACGACTTTCTCAATCAAGAAAATCCAGGACGACGGAACCCTATCTGGTATGTCCGCACAGCCTTATGGCGGTGGCGTTATCTGGGCAGGGGTGGACGGTATTTACTTTTACGACGGGATCACAGTCTCCAACCTCTCCGCCGAAAAACTAGGTGATTATTACCGCAACGCGGTTCGCAACATGAACCCTGCTTCTTATCGTTTGTGGGGTATGGTGGTTCGTGGACATTACTTGCTCCACATTGAGAATCTCAATCCGAATGTGGGTGTTCAAAAAGGAACTCTATCCTTTACTCCTACGTCACTGACCTATGTAATTAACTTGGAGACCAGGGCGTTTTCAATCTTCACCAATATGGCCTTCCGAGGTTATACGGAGACCCCTGCTGATACCGGCAAGCAAAATCTTTACATCGTGAACGATAACACCAAGGCAGTAATATGCCAAGGGTTTGATCTGTTCGATGTAGACGACAATGATTCCGTTCTTTGTGACCTTGGTGCAAGTGCGGGAATTTACCGATATGGAGTGACTTCTCTTGGAACAGCAACTACTTTTGCAGGGGCCGCTGACACCAAATACTTCTCCAAGATTACTGTCCCAACGAGGGCTGCTATCTACAAGATTGCAATTTATTCTGTGGGACAAGGTGGGGGTTCAACTGCCTGCAACGTCCGAGCAGGCATATATTCCGATGTTGCAGGGGTTCCTACTGCACTTCTCGGGACTACTAGTGTGGTTGCCCTTAACCAAGCAGACGGCCCCGCTTTTAGGGACTATACCTTCACTACAGCGGTGGAGCTTGCCCCTGGTGATTACTGGATCGGCAACCACGTTGAAACCAGTGGACTGGTCAACTTCTACAAAGGAGCTACCGCTCTTGGACTCAACTTCAACACAGATACCTACGCAGGCGGATTGGCAGATCCCTTCGGAGCAGTAAGTACCGCCGATGGGCCTCTGGTCGCCTACGCACAGGTACTCACCTGTGGGCCAGACTTCTACGTTGAAAGTAAGAAATTCACCGAGGGCGACTCAATGCACAAAAAGTTGTTCAAGCAACTTTCCCTAACGTATATCTCACAGGGAGATACACTTAGGATTGACACCGTTCCCGGACTACAAAGCATTGGTAAAACGGCCACAGCCGCCTATCCAACGACGGTGTACACCTGGGATCAATTGGTTGTATTGGTGGGTACCTGGGACAACTTGGCACTACTGTTCCCCACTTGGGAAACTCTAACGCTGGCAAACTTTAAGCCAAAGCGGATCAAGTTCCTTAAACGCTCACAGATGCTCAGTTTCCGACTGTGGCAAAACTCCCCGGCGGTTACAAGAGCACATCTAGGGCCATTCCAGATTGCCTACAAGTGGCAGAGACTCGGGAGAATCTAATGGCAGAAGAAACAATTGGCGAGTGGACTGTAGAACGGTTGGTTCGCTTCCTACAGAACGCGCTAGAGGAAACTCCTCCTTCGCGGATTCCTACGTTGGTGTGTGATGAACTATCGGTCAATGTGAAACATATATTTGGTGACCAGGTTCAGTTCTCTCAAGCACAACTCAGCGTAGGAGCCGCTGGTTCAGCTACAGCACCTCCGGCCACACCATCGGGATATATTCGTATCCTTGATTACACAGGTGCGCCATTCGTAATTCCATACTATAAAGCGAGTTAAAACATGGCACAGGACGCTACCGGTACACCTACTGCAAAGGGTATCCCGAAGTTCAATACTGCCGTGGATGCTCCTTCTGGTAAAGGGTTCAATGCTGGAATGGATGCGATTGATACCTTGCTCGACAGCTATGCTGCCAAACCCTCAGGCATTGTCTCAGGCGAAGTTCCGGTGTGGAATGGTTCGGCCTGGGTGCGTTCCAGCGTCACGCGCATTGGAGTCGGAAGCCTTGGCTCCGGTTCTCCCAGTTCCTCCAACTTCCTTCGCGGAGATGGAACCTGGGCCAGCGCGGGTGCGCCTACCTACCAGACGACACTTCCAGGATCTCCCGTAGACGGCCAGCAGACGATCTTCGTGGACTCCACGTCCGCTCCGACCTACGCCTGGTACCTGCGATACAACTCGACGCTCGCCAAGTGGCAGTACATCGGCGGACTCCCGAAGGTTGCCCGGGTGAACACATACGAGAGCACGACCTCTACCACCTATGCCGACCTCACCACCGACGGCCCGACCTTCACGATTCCTCTCTCGGGAGACTACGACATCTACTTCGGGGCCGCGATGGAGAACAACACCAACGGCGCGGCCACGATAGCGGGACTCATGGTGAACGGAAGCCAGCTACAGTATATTCGCGCGGATTCCCTTAATGCGTTTGCGGAG